GCGTGGCCGGCGTCAACGTCAAGCTCAACCCAGAGCACCTTGCGCTGGGCCCGGCCAACGGCGCCACCAGCGAAAGCTTCGGCTACGACGCCCAGGGCCGCATCAGCAGCATCACGCGCAGCGTCAACGGCTTCAGCGCCACCACCGCCGTCAGCTACGACGGCGCCGGCCGCGTCTCCCAGCAGCAGACCAGCTACCGCGGGCGCGTGCGTACGGAAACCTATGCCTACGACGCCGCCACGGGGCGGGTGTCGGGGGTCAATGCGACGGAGGTACAGGGATGAGTTTCGATCCCATCACGAATGCAGGCGTCAAGGCGCTGCAGGGTCAGGTCAACACGGTGCAGTCGCAGACGACTGCGCTGACGACGAAGCTGGCGCAGATCGAGAGTGCGCTGGCCGGTTTGGGGACGGCCGCTGCGCGCAAGCCGCTCAGGGTAACCATCTACACCTGGGGCGCCGGCACGCATACGTTTCTGCCCGAGAGCAGCTACCAATATGTCTGGTTGATAGGCGCCGGGGGTGCCGGAGCTGTTGGCTACTCGTACTCCAACACAAGAATGCGCATCGGAACGGGTGGAGGTGCTGGCGACGAACTCTATCGGCGAATCACTCTCACAGGAAGTGCGACCTACGAAGTTGGCGCAGGCAGTTCGGGGCGCGGAGGCAATACAAGACTCGGGCTGCTCTCAGTGGACGGGGGGCCTCCAGGCCAGACCGGTGATTTCGACTTTCCAGCCTATCCGACAACGCAATCGACGCGGCGAGGCCATGGCATAACACCCGGCAATGTGGGAGCACAGGCTGGGGGCTCTTCCAGCATGGGAGTTGGGGGCGTCTGCGGCAACAACACCGTCGATGCCACGTATCCCACAGGATACGGCGCAGGAGGAGGCGGAAGCTACCCTACCCGCGCGGCGACCCCTGGTGCTGGTGGCTACATTCGCATCGAGGAGTATTGACCATGGAACGCTATGCAAAAGTCATCGAAGCGGTGGTAGACAACATCGTGCTTTCCGAGACTGATCTACCGGATTGGATCCCGTGTGGCGACGCCTCTCCAGGCTGGCTGCATGACGCCAACACGGGCCTATTCACCCCCCCGCCCACGACGGTGTCCACTTCTGCCACACGCCACATCACCCCCCTGGCACTGCGCCGCCGATTCACCCTGACCGAACGCTCGGCCATCGAATGGGCTGCCGTGGACCGTGCCGACACCAGCGAGAAACAGCGCAAGGATGCCGCCATGCTGCGCGCCTGCCTCAAGGACCAGGAGCAGGCCGGCTTCATCGACCTGGACGATGCGGACGTAGCCGCCGGCGTGCGGCTTATCGAGGACCTGCAACTGATCGCACCAGGCCGCGCAAGCGAGATCCTCGGGGCACCCGTCCAGCCCGGCGAACGCCCCTGACATCTTCACCTGCAAAAGCCCCGGCGCCCGTTGAGTGGCCGGGGCTTTTCCTTTCCTGGTAGGCACCCCGAACCAGCGCCAAACCAAGCCTCTGTGCAGCCCTCCGGCACAGCCAAGGTCGCTGGTGCCCAAGCCCCCGCCGCGAGAACATCAATGCAACCCGGGCACAGCGCCAGCGGCCTTGCAGGCTGCAGGCCCTGCCAGGACAACCAGGCCGCCTTGGCTGCATGAACTTCAGCATGAAACAAACCATCACTGTCGATCCCGCCAACACCGCAGCTTGCGCAAAGGTGCCTGCATGAGCCTGGATGCCGTCATCAGTGCCGACTTGGTGAAGACACGGGCGGAGATTGCTGCGCTGAGTAATGCATTGGCGGCTGCGCGCAATGAAATCGCAGGATTGAGCAGCCAATTCAGCAACAGCACTGCGCTCAAGAGCATACAGAGAATAAGAGTTCAACCTGCTGCTGGTAGTGGTACGCCCTATTACTCGGACGTCACCATTACGGCCATCAATCCTCAGAGAACCATAGTATTGATACGCCAAACGACACCCAACTCCGGCACCGTCAGGTTCGATTGCGAAATCATCAACACCACAACGCTGCGCTGTGCGAACTATTACTCAAGTTCGGACTACAACCTATATAGCGCAGGCGTAATGGACATCCAGGTGGTGGAGTTCAAGTAATGCCCCACCACTACGCCCAGCTCACCCCCGCCGGCGTGGCCTTCGCCATCACGGAAACGCACGCCGAGCTCAACGCTCCCGACCTGCTCCCTCTGCCCCGCTACGACACCTCGGTGCTCGGCCGCCGCTGGACCGGCACGCACTGGGAAGACGTGGCGCAGGCCTTGCCTGGAGACCAGGCAGCGTCCAACGAACCCGCCCCCCGCCACATCACCCCCCACGCCCTGCGCCGCCGCTTCACCGTGGTCGAGCGCACGGCGCTGGAGTGGGCCGTGGTGGACCGTGCCGAGGCGGGCGAGGCCGACCGGCTCAACGCGGCCACACTGCGCTCGCTGCTCAAGGACATCGAGCAGGCGCGGCAACTCGATCTTGACGACCCCGAACTGGCCGACAGCCTGCGCCAGTTCGAGGCCTTCGGACTCATCGCCGCGGGGCGTGCCCAGGAAATCCTGGACGGCCCCGTACAAGCCCACGAACAGCCGTGACCACCCCTTTTTGACGACAGCCCCACGGCCCAACCACCCCCCAACCCGGAGAACACCATGGCGACAGCCCCGTTCCATCATGGCATTCGCGTCACGGAAGTGAGCGAAGGCATCAATTCCATCCGCATCGTGTCCACGGCCGTCATCGGCCTCGTGGCCACGGCCAGCGACGCCGATGCGGCCACTTTCCCGCTGAACCGCCCGGTGCTGATCACCAAGGTCGATGCGGCCATCGGCAAGGCCGGCACCAAGGGCACGCTGGCCCAGGCGCTGAACGCCATCAAGGAGCAGTGCCGCCCGGTGCTGGTCGTGGTGCGCGTGGCCGATGGCGAAGGCGCCACCGAGGCCGAGCGCCGCACCGACCAGGACGCCAAGGTCATCGGCACCACCGCCGGCAACCAGTACACGGGCCTGCAGGCGCTGCTGGCGGCCCAGGCACAGCTCGGCGTCAAGCCGCGCATTCTGGGCGCGCCGGGCCTGGACAGCCAGGCCGTGACCGACGCGCTGGCGTCCGTGGCCATCAAGCTGCGCGGCTTCGCCTATGCGGCGGCCATCGGCAACGATGTGGCCGAGGCCCAGGCCTACCGCGAACACTTCGGCCAGCGCGAGCTGATGCTGCTGTGGCCCGGCTTCAAGGCACTGGACCTGTCCGCCGCCGCCGTGCAGGACGCCTCGCCCGTGGCCTACGCCCTGGGCCTGCGCGCACGCATCGACCAGGAGCAGGGCTGGCACAAGACGCTGTCCAACGTGCCGCTGTCCGGCGTGCTGGGCATCTCGCGCGATGTGCACTGGGACCTGCAAAGCCCCGATACCGAGGCCGGCATCCTCAACCAGGCCGGCATCACCACGCTGATCCAGAGCCAGGGCCACCGCTTCTGGGGCTCGCGCACCTGCACGGACAGCGAGCTGTTCCGCTTCGAGTCCAGCGTGCGCACCGCGCAGGTGCTGGCCGACACCATGGCCGAGGCGCATTTCTGGGCCGTGGACAAGCCCATGCACCCCAGCCTGGTCAAGGACATCCTGGAAGGCATCAACACCAAGTTCCGCGAGTTGAAGGCCCTGGGCTACATCCTGGACGGCAAGGCCTGGTACGACGAAACGGTCAACGAGACCGCCACGCTCAAGGCCGGCAAGCTGGTGCTGGACTACGACTACACGCCCGTGCCTCCGCTGGAGGACCTGGGCTTTCGCCAGCGCATCACCGACCGCTACTTCGCCGACTTCGCCCTGCGCGTGGGCACCGGCCAGTAAGCGGCGGCCGCACCCGACACACCCAATACACCGAACACACCGGATACACAGGAGAAAAGCACCATGGGACTGCCCCGCTCTCTCAAGAATTTCGCCACCTTCGTGGATGGCAACTCGTACATCGGCGACATGCCCGAAGTGGGCTTGCCCAAGCTCACCCGCAAGATGGAGAAGTACCGCGCCGGCGGCATGAACGGCGAGGTCAGCCTGGACTTCGGCATGGAGGCCATCGAGGCCGACCTGACCGCTGCCGGCTACATGAAGGAGTTGATCTCCACCTGGGGCACGCTGCGCCACGACGGCGTGCTGCTGCGCTTCGCCGGCGCCCTGCAGGGCGATGACAGCGAAGGCGTGGATTCGCTGGAAGTGGTCATGCGTGGCCGCTTCTCGGAGTTCGACCCCGGCAAGGCCAAGGCCGGCGACAAGACCGAGATCAAGTACAAGCTGGCCGTCAGCTACTACCGCCTGTCCATCAACGGCCAGGTGCTGATCGAGATCGATCCGGTCAACTTCGTCGAAGTCGTCAACGGCATCGACCGCCTCGCGCAGGTCCGCGCCGCGCTGGGCATCTGAGCCTGGCTCAACTGACCTGACCTCACCGGGCCTCACCGGGCCCCCGGGCCGGCCGGCCCGGTCCTCTCTTTCCCTTCAACCGAACGCTGACACACCATGGACACCACCAAGCCCCAGGAAGACCTCCAGAACCAGGCTGCCGCCAACGCGGCCGCCCTCGCATCGGGCGATGCGCGCGAGATCACGCTCGACGTGCCGCTCAAGCGCCCCGGCGGCGACCTGGCCCGGGTGCTGGTGCGCCGCCCCAATGCCGGCGCGCTGCGCGGCCTGTCGCTGGTCGAGCTGCTGCACATGAACGTGACCGCGCTGCAGACCCTGCTGCCGCGCGTGACCGAGCCCATGCTGCACAAGGCCGAGGTGCTGCAGTTGGATCCCGCCGACCTGGTGACCCTGGGTACGGAGGTGGCCTCTTTTTTGGTGCCGAAGGCGCAGAGGGAGCAATTCCCGAGCGCGTAGAGGACGCCATGGCCGACCTGGCCATGGTCTTCCACTGGCGGCCGGCGGACATGGAGGACATGTCGCTGACCGAACTCGGCCAATGGCATGAACGGGCGCGCGAGCGCTACGAAAGCCAGGACTGAGCCAGGACTGAGCCAGGACTGAGCACCACCCCCACTCCATCGCCCGCCTCTCACCCCTCTCTTGCACGCCCCCCATGACCTCCACCCAACGCCAACGCCGCACCGGCCAGGGAGCCCTCCATGGCCGTTGACACCCTGCGCCTGGACGAGGTGCTCAAGCAGGCCGAGCGCGTGCACCAGCCCCTGGCGCTGCTGGGCAGAACCAGCAGCAACACGGCCCGGGAACTCAAGGAAACGGTCGACCAGTTGAAGAAGCTGCAGCAGCAGCAAACCCAGCTGGGCGACTACCGCGCGCTGCGCAGCGGCCTGGCAGACACCACGGCACGGCTGCGCGGCGCGCGCCAGCAGATGGCCCAGCTGCGGCTGGAATCGGGCGCGGGCGAGCAGCCCTCGCGCGCCATGCTGCGCGCGCTGCGTTCGGCCCAGGTCGAGGAAGAGCGCCTGGCGCTGCTGCGCGCCACGCAGCGATCGCGCCTGATGGACATGCGCGAAGGCCTGCGCGGCGCGGGCGTGGACACGGGCAACCTGTCGGCGCACGAGCGCAAGCTGCACAACGACATCCGCGCCACCACGGCCCAGATGGAAAAGCAGCGCAAGGTGGTGGCACCGGCCGCCCAGCGGCTGGAGAGGATCGACGCCCTGCGCGAGCAGAGCAAGACCCTGGCCGATCGCGGCCAGGCGCTGCGCGAGACGGGCGGCAAGATGCTGGCGCCCGTGCGCGCCGTGAGCCAGGCCTTCATGACCGACGACCAGGCCGCCGCACAGCTGCGCGCCACCATGGCGGGCAGCAACGGCAAGCCGGGCGCCGATTACCAGCAGGTGCTGGACTTGGCCAAGAGCCTGGGCACCGACATGCCCGGCAGCACGGCCGACTACATCGCGATGATGAACCAGCTGCAGCGCCAGGGCGTGTCCTCGCAGGATGTGCTGGGCGGCGTGGCCCGGCAGGCGGCCAACCTGGGCGCGGTGCTG